ATGGATGTTGATGCTGACATAGAGAACGGTAATGATCTATCTGTTGATATTGCTCCGGCTGGTCGTCGTGGTCTTCTTGGTCTGGGTTTCTGGGGTCTTTAATACTAATTAAAATTTAAGTAAAAGAAAAGGGAGCCTTGAGCTCCCTTTTTTCGCACATAAAGACTAAATAGAAATACCTGTCGCGATCCGGCAAGATCCACAGGCTCTATACCTAACAAGGAGGCACAGCATGACTATTTATGATCCTTTCGCTATTGCTCTGGACATAACACCCACAATAGATATATCAGAATATCCTAAAATAGAACAACTGTTAGAAGAACATCCTCCAGTAATACAAGATGTTAGAAACACAGGGCATTCAGCAATGATGTCTTCTGTGAATAAAATTCTTGTAGAAGAAGGCGAGCATCATTTATTAAAAGCAAATGGCGGTACAGAAAGAGCCAGAAAAGAAAATCTAAGAAGAGTAGAAAATAAAACTCATCCTTTTATGAAGGGAGGTTCTTATTATGAAAAGAGGTTAACAGAAGGTCTTAACCCATTTGCAGGAGAAAAAGGTTCTGCTATGCATAAGAAACTGTTGGCAGAAGGTAAACATCAATCTCAGATATTAAGAGAATGTCCGCACTGTGGTAAGAATGGGAGAGCTCCTGGTATATTTAAAAGTCATTTCAAGAATTGTAAATTATTCATCTCTGAATATTCTTAATACTTCATTAACATAATCTTTTGTATTGAATTTAAATAGCTGTGGTTCTTCGTGATCTACAGCTATCATTATTACTGTTTGTGGTATATTAATTTTATATATCCAAGAAAACATCATCGCATAACATGCTGTTTGCAACTTGTAGCTAAGGATCCATTCTTCTTTCTTTGTCTTACGAGAAGTCTTGAAGTCAATAATAGAAGGAACTCCATCAAACTCAGCAATAAGATCACAACGTCCTGCAGTCTTTAATGCGATAGAATGGAGAGGAAGTTCAACACCCAGGATATTATCCACATGCTTATCAAGCAAAGAACGGATACCATTAAAGGAGTCAATGTTCGAAGGAAGAGCATCTTTAAGATACTCAGATTCATTAAGAACATATTTTTCACAGAGAGTATGGACTGCTGTACCTCTACGAGCAGCTTGTGTAGAAATCTTTTGGGCTTGTTCTTCACCGACTTTCTTCTTCCATTCAAGTAGTGCAGTTTTATCTAATTTGTCACCAAGAACAGTAGTAACTGATCGAAACTTCTCGCCAGTTGGGAGAACATAGTATCGTTTGCCGTCTATGTTCTCCGTTGTTAATTCTACTTCTGGCACGAAATTATGCTTAAACACTTTTCTCATAATATATCCGTTTCATATTATTTTTTCATCAAGTGATTAACGACACTTGTTTTGATTACTTCTTTAGAAGCATTCTTCATAAGCATTTCATTTTTCTGTTGTTCGTTGAACTCGACAACTTTGGCATCGCTACGTTCCCAAGTGGTGAATGTGCCATCTGGATTCTGGATGATGAATGCAACACCAACTGGACCAATGTTCTCGGCCATCCAATAACGAGCACCAGATATAGACTTACCCCACTTCTGAGCATAAGAGAATACTAATACGTTGTTGAAAGTATCTCCATGCCAAGTAGTAAATGTAGGAAGCGACTCCTCGTAAACAACTGTCTGTTCTGCTTCAGCAATAGTGAACGGCTGACACTGCCAAGGATCAGTCTCTACTTTATTGTAGTAGTTACCAGGAACATTCTCAACATTACCCCAACCAATAGGAGGATCCATAACAATGATCTTTCCTGATGGATTATCTTTATCTGGTGGGTAATCGTCACGCCATTCAGCAACACCAAATGCAGTTCTGATTTGCATGAACCATTTATTCAGAAAGGTTCCATCAGCTGCATAATTTTCCTGAGCCATAGAGTTACGGTTAGGATCATAATAGAAGTTAGTAGTGTATGGAGCTACTGTACCATCTTTTGTTGAATATTGAAACTGACGTAGGCCAGTGAAAAAGAATGGCCAGTAGTTTCCTATGTAGATTTGCTGTGACATTATATCTCCTATGCTGTTACTCGAAGTTTATCTTTCATTATGATATACTCTTTCACTAGAGAACTACGCACAATGTCTTCAGCATTGAATTCAACAAATGAAAATGACTTCATACTACGAACAACTCTCATGAAGTCTGTCAAACCATTTCGCTCGTGCTCTCTTGTAAAGTCGGACTGTCTGAAGTCTCCAGAAAACACAACCTTACAGTTATGACCAATACGTGTAATTACAGAATCCAACTCATGAAGAGTAGCATTCTGCATTTCATCAACTAATACTATGCAATTATTTAGGGTGATACCTCTGATAAATGAAGTAGACATGAACTCAATCATGTTCTTTTGTTTGAGGTATTCATATGAATCCGATCTGCCGAATAGTTCTGTGCAGATGGCATAATACGGTGCTTCATACACCTTAGTCTTTTCTTTATTATTACCTGGAAGAAATCCCATATCTCTCGTAGGGACAACGGATCTAACGATCACTACCTTCTTATATTTGTCTGAGTTGTTCAGAATCTCCTTTAATGATAGGTAGAGTGACAAGAAAGACTTACCTGTGCCTGCAATTCCATGCAGCATTAGGTTACGGTCTTTACCGAAAGCATCAAATGTTGCTTTCTGATTTGATGTCAGTGGATCAAAATGTTTTAGATTAAAGTTTAGTTTCTCTTGATAGTTTTCCTTTGGTGGGGTCTTTCCTTGTCGAAGAAGTCGTCTTTCTTTTCTCGTAAGTCTTCTTGTTTCTTCTTCCATTATATTTCCTTAGAATGTGTTGATGGTGCTCCTACTAATACCCTTTTGGTTTCCCTTCTTCATATGCTTCAGTAAGTCTCGAAAACCTGCATCTGGTTTTCCCATACCTCTGCCAGAATGGATCATAGGTGCGCCATTTACGAGTTGAGTGATATTCTTATTGTCTTCAAGATAAGTGTCCAGAGCAGAGATACTCATGAACTCCATGTATTCTTCGCCAGTGTCATTGTTCATAAACTTATACGTCGGCATTTTTATTTCCCCATTTATCAGTACCATTAGCTCTTCTTTTTTCCCACGCTTTTAGAGCAGACTCTCTAGTACCCTTACCGACATTACTTATAGTGCCATTTAGTATTTTAGTTTTAATCATTTTCTCATTAGCTTCGGCAGTTCTAGGATTCTTTATTTTATATCCTTTTCTTTGTTTATTGATCTCAGAGGTATCTGGGCGTTTCTTTCCATACATAGGATTGTTTTTGCCAGATTTCGCTTTTCTCATCTTATCAATAGTTTCAGGAGAATGACCAGTACATATGAATTTATCTCCTCCATTATGTTTATTGTAGAACATAGGATTTAATGCAGCATTATAATAATGTAACAGATCTGATTCGAACTTTCTCATAGATTCAGTTGTTCCTGTATCCAATATGGTTCTAACAAAATCAAAAGGTCTGTTATTATACTCTTCATTCATAAGAGGCTGCGAACATATGTATCCATCATTTATTGAACCTTTATGAGAACCAATATAGAACATATTCTTTTGAATATCTTCCCACATATACACAAAAGCCTCTGGCATTATTTCGTACTCGTTGAATCAAGATATCTTTTCTTGATAGTTGTTGAATCCAAATATACTTTCTTGATAGTCGTAGAATCAAGATACGTTTTCATTAGAATCTCCAGTTGTTGCCTTCAATCATATCGTCGATATCTTGATCGTCTTCAACAAGAGCAGAGATATCTTTTGTGCGGAGTGCACGCTCTACTTTCTTAGAGTTACGCTTCTGTTCACGTTCAAAAGGATCATCATGAAACTCATCACGATCCGAGTAATCGTTCTTACGAAACTTCTTCAATGCTGACTTGCTCATTTACTTCTTTCTTCTCCAGTGAGGGAATCAAACCAGGCAATGCCTGTGTTACGTGGTCAATAGTAATGCCCTTCATGGGCAGCTTCTTATCCTTAATGGCAACCATTAACTTGGCGTCTTCAGGATCCACACGCTCAAGCATCTCAACGAACATCATCTCTCTCTTTGCTTG